AGCGAATTCTGGAGACCATTGAGCCTTTAACTTACGAGTCTTAGCAACGATAGCCTCAGAAGCAAGAGATACGTTGATCTCTGGGATAGAGATAGCAGTACCGCCAACACCGTCAGTAGCTTCAAAATCACCACGAGCGTTATCTAGTGGCTGTAAGTGGTACTTAACAGAAGTAGTTTGAGCAAGAGCACCTAATGCACTAGCTTCGAAAGTAGCCTTGTTGATAACGAAAGTAACGTTGTCGCTAGAGATAGTAGTTAATTCTGGGTTAGTAGTTAAGTCAACAGAACCAGAATAGATACGGAAAGCTCTGATACCTTTAGCATCATACTCTACAGAAGACATGTCAACAGTAACAGTTACATAATCAGCAGGATCTACACCATCTTGGTAAGCGATAGAAGCAGAATCAGCAGAACCAGTAGTATCGGAAGCTACTAAAGTCTTCTGGTTGATAGAGTAACCGAACTGACCAGCACCGTAAAGACCGCCAGTAGCGTCGCCATCAGCAACAGTCATTAAGTCACCAGCAGTAGAAACACTACCGTACATGTTACCACCAGAAGTACGACCGTTAGTAGAAGTACCATACTTGAAGTCAAGATAGAAAACAAGACCAGAAGGAAGGTTCATTGGTTGTACAGAAACGAAGTCCTTAGCGGAGATCTGAGCGAATACCTTACGTACTAATGGTAAAGCAACACCAGCCCACTGCTCGCCCTGACCAGCGCCAAAAGAAGCACCACCAGAGTTTGTAGAGTTCATTTCGTTTACAAGCTGCTTAGCTTGGTTCTCAAGAATCATAGCCATGCTATTCTTCTCGATCTCGTTGTTTAAGCCCTCAAGTAAGCCTGTAGCAGACCACTTGTCAGCTAAACGAGCGGCATCAGCCTGAAGGTTCTTGAAACCTTGTGCTGACTCGTTTAAGAGATTGTTTAATTCCATTTTATTCTTGGATTTAAAAGATTATTTAATAATTCCTGCAAGTTTTTGCATGCGTAATACAGCCGCGTTAGCTTCAGTAATTACTTCTGGTTTGTCAGAAAGACCTACAGCAGCAGAAGCAAAGCCCTTGGCTTCCTTCACTACCTCTTTCTTACCTCCAGAAACAACGCCTTCGCTAACTGTTTCAAAAACAAGCTTAACTTCTTTAACTGTCTCAGCTTTATCGAAAGCAGCGATTACGTTTGCTTTCTGTGATTCAGTTAGGTTGTTAGCTTTGAATACTTTGTTAACGTAGAGTAACTTAGCATTTAGCAAGTTTACTTCGTTAAGGTCTTTACGAAGAGTTTCGATGGTCTCAAGAGCTTCAGCGAGTTCTTCTTCGCGGATAACGCTGTCTGAGCTACCTGCTTTATTAGTTCCCATAGCGTTAGCAGTACCTGTGATTTTGCTCATAATGTTCTTCATCGCAGGTCCTAATTTGCCTTGTTCAGCAGCAGCTTGCACAGCAGCAGCGCCTCCGGCAGCAGCAAATAGAGCAGCTAATCCTGCTCCAACTTGAAGTAGGTCAGGAGTCATTTCGTTCATTTCTCCTTCTTCCATAGCCTCTTCTTCCATGTGGTCGCCTTCTTCCATTTCAGTTTCAGCAACTACTTCCTCTTCAGTAACTTCTTCAGCAACTACTTCTTCGTCAGTCTTAGCCATTTCAGCGAGTTCAGCCATGAGTTCGTCGATGTCGATTTCCTCTTCACCGGCTTCAGCTTCAGGAGCAGTCATATCCATGCCTACCATATCTTCAGCTTCCTCATCACCTTCTTCACCTGCTGGCTCTTCCATGTCACCCATTTCCTGAGAAAGGATATCACGGATTAGGTCTTTTAGATCCTCGACAGTCATGTCTTCGATCTCTTCAGCTTCGTCCTCTGATTCTTCAGCGTCATCCTCAGCTTCTTCTTCGTCACCGGCTTCTTCTTCAGCGTCCTCTTCTCCTTCAGCTTCTTCTTCCTCAGCAACTACTTCCTCTTCTACAGTCTCCTCTACAGTCTCTTCAACTTCAGCCTCAGCAAGAACTTCTTCAACTTCTGCTTCTTCTTCCATCTCAGCTAAACGTTGAGCTAAAAGCTCCTTTAACTGTGGAGTTAACGACTCTTCTAAGGCAGCTTTTGCATTAGCAATAGCAGCTTCACGAATAGATTTTGCATCAGCAATAGCCTGCTTGAACAAATCTTTGTTAGCCATAATGTTAACTTGTGATTTCTACGTTTAATAGTGACCGAGCGGTCAAACGTAATAAAATTTTATATCTTTTAGATACCGTATCGGACGATATATTC